TAAAGCAGCGGATGGATCGATGATTGAATACGGTGTTATAGAACACTGGCAAAATGAAGTTGATGGTTTAAAGAATGACCAAGATGGTTTAAATGAAATGTATCGTCAGTTTCCAAGAACTGAGCAACACGCATTTAGAGATGAGGCTAAGCAATCACTGTTTAACCTTACAAAAATATACCAGCAAATAGATTACAATGAAGATCTTAGAAATACTGCAATTGTAACTACTGGTAGTTTTGCTTGGGAGAATGGGATGCCTGATACAAGAGTAGTATTTAATCCGCATAAAGATGGAAGGTTTAAAATAACTTGGGTTCCAGCTAAACATCTTCAAAACCAAGTGATAATAAAGAATGGTACTAAATGGCCGGGTAATGAACACCTTGGTGCATTTGGTTGTGATAGTTATGATATATCAGGTACAGTTGATCAAAGAGGATCTAATGGTTCTTTGCATGGTTTAACTAAGTTTTCTATGGAAGATGTACCTCCTAATCATTTCTTTTTAGAATATATAGCTAGACCACAAACAGCAGAAATATTTTTTGAAGATGTTTTAATGGCGTGTGTATTTTATGGTATGCCAATACTAGCTGAAAATAACAAGCCAAGACTTTTATATCATTTTAAAAGAAGAGGCTATAGAGGTTTTTCAATGAATAGACCTGACAAGATTTGGAATAAATTATCTGTTACTGAAAAAGAAATAGGTGGAATACCAAACTCTAGTGAAGATATTAAGCAAGCGCATGCTGCTGCTATAGAAACTTATGTTGAACAATTTGTAGGTTTATCAGATACTGGTTATGGAGATATGTATTTTCAAAGAACCTTAGAAGATTGGGCTAGATTTAACATAAACAATAGAACAAGTCATGATGCATCTATTAGTTCTGGTTTAGCTTTAATGGCTTGCAATAAACATAGATACGTTCCTGTTAATAGAATAGAAAGACAGCCTGTTAATCTAGGTTTAAAAAGATACAATAATGATGGTAGTACCTCAAAAATTATAATATAAATGAACATATACACAAATACCAATAGTTCCTTTCCAAGCCAAGTGGTTAGCGATGCAGAAAAAGCATCATTAGAGTATGGTATTCAAGTGGCTAGGGCCATTGAACAGGAATGGTTTGACCAAGGAAGGACTAATGCTAATAGGTATCAAACTAATTATAATAGCTTTCATCAATTAAGATTATACGCTAGAGGTGAACAGTCAATACAAAAATACAAAGATGAGCTTGCTATTAATGGAGACTTGTCTTATCTTAATTTAGATTGGAAACCTGTCCCTGTTATATCTAAGTTTGTAGATATTGTAGTTAATGGTATGACTCAAAAAGGTTTTCAAATTAAAGCAATGGCTACGGATCCTTTTGCTTTAAAGCAAAGAACAAATTATGCTTTTAACGCATTAAGAGATATTGAAAACAAACAAATATTAGATGAAATAAGTTCTGAGTTTGGTCAAAATTTATATGCTACATCTGATCCAAGCGTTCTTCCTGCTAATAAAGAAGAGCTAGATCTCTTTATGCAGCTTAATTATAAGCAAAGTGTTGAAATTGCTGAAGAGGAAGTTATAGATACTGTTTTAAAGCAAAACAAATACGACGAAATTAGGCAAAGGTTAGCGCATGATTTAGTAGTGTTAGGTATATCTTGTACTAAAACAAGATTTAATGAATCTAATGGAATTGTTGTTGATTATGTGGATCCTGCGTATTTAGTTTATTCTTATACTGAAGACCCCAATTTTGAAGACATATATTATGTCGGGGAAGTTAAATCAATTACAATACCCGAACTTAAAAAACAATTCCCCCGCATATCTGAAGAAGAGTTAAAAGATATTCAAAATATGCCTGGAAACAATCAGTATATAACTGGTTGGGGTAACTATGACGAAAATACCGTACAAGTTTTATATTTTGAATACAAAACTTATATGAATCAAGTTTTTAAAATAAAGAAAACAGAAACTGGTTTAGAAAAAGTTATTCAAAAAGATGATAGTTTTAATCCTCCAGAAAATGATAACTTTGATAGAGTGTCAAGAACAATAGAGGTTTTATATACAGGAGCTAAAGTTTTAGGTAACAATACTATGCTAGAATGGAAGTTATCGGAAAATATGACAAGACCATATGCCGATACCACTAAAGTAGAAATGAATTACGTTATAACTGCTCCTAGAATTTATAAAGGAAGAATTGAATCTTTAGTTAGCAAGATTACAGGTTTTGCGGATATGATTCAATTAACGCATTTAAAGCTACAACAAGTAATGTCCAGGATAGTTCCAGATGGGGTGTTCTTAGATATGGACGGTTTAGCTGAAGTTGATCTTGGTAATGGAACAAACTATAATCCAGCGGAAGCATTAAATATGTATTTCCAAACCGGTAGCGTAGTAGGTAGATCGCTTACTCAAGATGGAGATATGAATAGAGGTAAAGTTCCTGTTCAAGAATTGTCTTCATCATCTGGTCAAGGCAAAATTGCTTCACTAATTAATACATACAACTATTATCTACAAATGATAAGAGATGTGACTGGATTAAATGAAGCAAGAGACGGAAGCAATCCAGACAAAGACGCTTTATTAGGATTACAAAAAATGGCTGCTAATCAATCTAATGTAGCTACTAGACATATATTGCAATCATTATTCTATTTAACCGTTAGAACTTGCGAAAATATAAGCATGAAGGTAGCGGATTTACTTGAATACCCATTAACAAAAATGTCTTTAATGAATAGTATAAATAGTTTTAATACTGCTGTGCTAGAAGAAGTTGAGACATTAAATATGCATGACTTCGGCATATTTTTAGAATTAGAACCAGAAGAAGAAGAAAAAGCGGTGCTTGAACAAAATATTCAAGTTGCAATACAGAATGGCAATATTGGTTTAGAGGATGCAATTGATATAAGAGATATTTCAAATGCTAAGTTAGCAAATCAACTTCTTAAGTTTAGACAAAATAAAAGAAAAGAAGAAGCTCAAAAAGCTCAAATGGCTAATATACAAGCACAGGCTCAAGCAAATGCAGAAACAGCAGAAAAAGCAGCGTTGTATGAAGTTCAAAAACAACAGGCTCTAACACAAGAAAAAGTTAATGTTGAACAAGCTAAGTCACAGTTTGAAATACAAAGAATGCAAACAGAAGCTCAAATTAAAAGAGAGCTTATGGCTGAAGAATTTAATTATCAAATGCAATTAGCACAAATAAGAGTTAATGCAGAAGCTGGTAAAATTGCTGAAGTTGAAGATCGTAAAGATAAAAGAACAAAAATACAAGCCACACAACAATCTGAGTTAATAGATCAAAGAAAAAATGATTCATTACCTAAAGATTTTGAATCACAAGGAAACGACGGCCTTGGAGGATTTAATCTAGAGCAGTTTACGCCTAGATAAAAACACTAATTAATTTTATATTATCATATCATGTCAGAAACAGTAAAACAAGAAGGGGATTTCAAATTACAAAAGAAAAAACCTGCAATGAAAAAACTAAATAGTAATAGTAATGTTACTAAAGTTGATTTAACACCTAAAAAAGAAGAAGATGCCGTTCAAGAGCAAGTCACAGATGAAAGCGTGTTACGCGCAGAACAACCCGAAGTGGAATTGCAAGAAGTGGTCGAAGGAAACGAAGAACAAAAAGTCGTTGCCAAAGAGGTTGTTGAAGAAGAGCCAGTAGTTATTCAAGAAATAACTGATGAAGAAGTTGTTGAAGAAACACAAAAATTAACCGAAGACGTGCAGGAAGCAATTGCTGAATCAAAAGAAACAGGAAGGGCGTTGCCGGAGAACATTGAAAAATTAGTTTCTTTTATGGAAGAGACTGGCGGAACTGTTGAAGACTATGTTAGGTTAAATGCTGATTACACAAATGTAGATAACAATACATTACTTAAAGAATACTATAAAAAAACAAGACCTCATTTAGATGCTGAAGAAATACAATTCCTTATGGAAGACAACTTTAGCTATGATGAAGAACTTGACGACGAGCGAGATGTAAGAAAAAGAAAACTCGCTTTTAAAGAAGAAGTTGCAAAAGCCAAAGACTATCTGGAAACTATTAAAGGTAAATATTACGAGGAAATCAAGTTGAGACCTGGCGTTACCCAAGAGCAAAAGAAAGCAATGGACTTTTTCAACCGATATAACGAAGAGCAAAGCATGGCGGCTCAGCAACATGAGAAATTTAAAGCTGATACCCAAAAACTTTTTTCTGATGATTTCAAAGGTTTTGACATCAATGTAGGAGAAAAGAAATTTAGGTATGGCATTCAAAACGTTGAACGAGTAGCTGAAAATCAATCAAACATCAATAACCTAATTAAGAAGTTCTTAAATGATAATGGTGAAGTTGTAGATACAAAAGGTTATCACAAAGCTATGTATGCCGCTGAGAACATTGACAAAATAGCAGCACACTTTTATGAGCAAGGAAAATCCGATGCGGTAAAAGAAGTTGTTACTAATTCTAAAAATCCATCTACAACGCCTAGACAAACAACAGCGGGAGATGTATTTATTAATGGATTAAAAGTTAAAGCAATTAGCGGTCTTGATTCTTCAAAACTTAAAATTAAAACAAAGAAATTTAACAATTAAAAAAATTTATTATGGCAGTAGTCGCACCCGTTTATGGGTCAATTAAACCATCTCAGAAACAACAACTTCTTGAGAGCAATTATTTAAACTTTACAGACGGATCTGGAAATGATTTCGCACAACAATACTTACCTGAGATTTATGAGGCAGAAGTAGAGCGCTATGGAAATAGAACTTTATCTGGTTTCTTAAAAATGGTTGGTGCTGAAATGCCAATGTCTTCTGATCAAATTGTATGGTCTGAGCAAAACAGATTACATATCGCTTATGATAGTGTTACAAAAGCAACTGATACAACTTTAACATTCGCTTTGAATGCTACAGCTGGACCAAGCTTTGTACAAAATGTTATCTCTAAAAACCAAACATTAGTAGTTATTGATCCTGCAACAGGACAAGACTTAAAAGTTTTTGTAACAGATAGCGTTAACACTTCTTCTACATTAGCTACTATTACAGTAAAACCTTATACTGCTGCTGATATGGCTGCTTTATCTGGAACTGCTGGAGCACTTAAAATCTTCGTATACGGTTCTGAATACAAAAAAGGAACTACAGATGCTGATATTAAGTCTGTAACACCTTCTTTCACTCAATTCTCTAACTCTCCAATTATTATCAAAGAGAAGTATGCTATCTCTGGATCTGAT